AAGCGGACTGCCAGCCCCCGCGGCTGCTGCGGCAGGTGCTGCTGACTCCGAGAAGCAGGAACCTCAAGCTGCTCCGCAGCCAGACGCGCCGCCAGTAGAACCCGCTCCTGCCGCCGAGGCACCGCCCGCCGCGCCGACGACTGAGCAGATCGCTGCGGATATCGAGGCGAACGCTGCCGCCCCCTCTCAGCCGCCTGCGAGCGCCCCGCCTGCCGCTGCTCCTGCACCAGCGCCGGTACCGCAGATCGACCCAGAGTTCCTGGCTCAGGCAATCGCGGAAGCAAACAAACGCAACAAGGCCGCTGAACCCGCCCCTGCCAAGCAGGAGTATGTGCCAGTCACCGCCGAGACGTTCCTGAGCGACGTCGATAAGGCAGGCCTGGCCAAGTTCAAGAACGAATGGCCGGACGAATTCCCAGCACTTCAGGCGCTTATCAAGGCCGAGGCGCAGGCGATAGTAGCCAACTCCACCCACCAGTTGGTTACGCAGTTTGATAGTGTTCTGGCGCCGCTTCAGCAGTCCACGCAGAAAGCGGAGGTGAACAGCCACATGGGCGCGATTCGCGCGGCCCACCCTGATCTGGATTCGATTCTGGACAAGGTGCCCGGGTGGATCGAGTCTCAACCCGCTATCCTGCGCCCGCAGTTCCAGAACATCTACGAGAAGGGCAGCGCTGGAGAAGTGGTTGAAATGCTCAACATGTACAAAGCGTCGGCCAACCCGGGTGCAGCGCCAGCGACACCAGCCCCGGCAGCTGCGCAACAGACTCCGGCACAACCCGCTAAACCCAAGGCTCCTGTCGCTCCGGCAGCAGTCGCGGCTACAGCGGCAGTGCCGGCGTCGCAACGCACTAACCAGTCCAAGGGTACCGACCCGAACGACTTCGACGCTGCGTTTAACGAAGCTGCTGCGCACACCTCTTGACCGACTGATACCGAAGGAGCAACACCATGGCTTATACTGGCACCACGTACGGTGACATCACTCCACGCCAGAATGCCTATTCTGTCGTGGGCTTCCTCGAACGCGCTATTCCTTTGATGACCATCGAGAAATTCGGTCAGGTCTTCGTGGTGCCGCCGAACAGCACTCAGACCGCCAAGTTCCGCCGCTACTTCATCGCGGGCGGCACCGGCTCCTACAGTGGCAACGCTGGCAACTACAGCATGCCGTTGGCGCTGACTCCGCTGACCGAAGGCGTGACCCCGGTCGGCAAGAAGCTGGCCAGCAAGGACTACACCGTACAGATGCAACAGTACGGCGACTGGATTGGTTTCTCGGATGTCATCGAAGACACCCACGAAGACTACCCAGCGGTCCTGCGCGAACTGATGAACGCGCTGGGCGAGTCGGCTGCGCACACCGTGGAAACGCTGCGCTACAACGTGCTGAAAGCAGGGACCAACGTGTTCTACGCGAACGGCGCTACTCGTGCCGCGGTGAACACTCCGATCAGCCTGCGCCTGCAACGCAACATCACTCGCTCGCTGAAGCGCCAGAACGCGAAGATGATTTCGACTTCGCTCAAATCGTCTGTGGCGTACAACACCCAGCCGATCGAAGCGGCGTTCGTCGCGCTGTGCCACCCCGACGTTGAGAACGACATCCGCGACATGGATGGCTTCATCAACATCAAGCACTACGCCCAGGGCTCGGCCTTCGAAGGCGAGATCGGTTCGGTCGAAGACGTTCGCTACATTCGTTCCACTGTCTTCGAATCGTTCCCAGACGCGGGCGGCACCAACGGAGCTGCCGGTACCTCGGCGGAAATGATTTCCACCAGCGGTACCAAGGCCGACGTGTACCCGGTGATCTACCTGGCGCGCGACGCGTTCGGTGTGGTTGCCCTGCGTGGCAAGAACGTGGCCAACATCATGGTCGTTCAGCCGAAGGCGACCGAGTCGGACCCACTGGCCCAACGCGGTACCGCAGGCTGGAAGCTCTGGAACGCCACTGTGATCCTGCAAGACGCCTTCCTCGTGCGTCTGGAAGTGGCAGCAAGCGCAGGTAATGCGTAAGCTGTAAGCAGGTAAGGCAGACAACCCCTTCGGGGGTTGTTTTCTATACGCACCAAACAGCCGTCCGGGGACTCTCCATGACCTGTATCAGAATTGACGTAGCGGACAACGGCTTCGTTCTCGAGTACGACGACCCAGAAGTCCGTGCGCTCAACCGCGGTGACGGTCCATGGCAAGACCCTAGCCGCAGTCGCGTCTACTCCACCGTGGAAGCACTGGCTGCTGACCTGAAAACCGTTCTGCCTCTTTTCAAGACGCAAGACGAGGAGATGGACAAGGCCGCAGTGTACAAATCAGCCCTCAATGAAGCGTTCGCGAAAGGAACAAACTGATGTCTAATCAAGAGAACAAGGGCAGCCTCGAGGCTTCCATGAGCCTGCCTCAAGGCTTCGAGCAGCCGGCCAAACGTGCTCGGGCGTCGCGGGCCAAGCCCAAAGCGGAAAAGAGTGTGGAAGACATCCCGCGCGAGGCCAACGAGAAGATGTATAAGGTGCTCCTGCACGACAGCAAGGAGATCCCACCGAACGGCCAGATGATTGGCGTCAACGGCAAGCAGTATTTCATGAAGCCCGGCGTGGTATACAATGTGCCGAAGACGGTCCTTGAAGTGCTGAACCATGCGATCCATGGCCTGCCCGACGTCGACGAGAACATGCAGGTCGTTGGCGTACGCCAAGCCCCGCGTCTGCCGTACACATTGCATCCGGACTAAGCCATGAAACTCAAGGAAATGCTGGAAGAACTGCGCGAGAACATGCTGCGTGACGAGTCCGACCAGATTTCCCCAGGCGACCACGTTTCGATGTGGTCGCAGGCTACCTTGGTCCGCTATATCAACGACGCGCAGAACCGATTTTGTATCGGCACCAAGTTTCTGCGCGACGAGTCTACCCCCGAGATCTGCAACATTGTGCTGGTAGCCGGGCAGGAGAGCTACGCTCTTGACCCCCGCGTCATTGACGTGTTCGGTGTCAGCCACGGCGTCCGCCGCTTGCGGCGCGGTACCTACGGCGCGCTGTTCAATCGGTCCGGCGACCAGGCCGTCAGCTCCATGTTCTGCGACAACGATCTGGTGCGGTGGCAGGAGCAACCGGACAACTACCCGACCCTCTTTTACACCGACCGGGAGACGCAGAAGATCGGCGTTTACCCGCGTCCGGGGTTCAAGTCCGATGGTCAGGTGTTGAGGCTGCGCGTGGCTCGACGTCCGCTCAAACCGTTGGAGCTGTCCAACCTCGACGCCTCCCCCGAGCTGCCGGAAGACCACCACATGGATCTGCTGGACTGGGCCGCGTGGCGGTGTCTGCGCAACCACGACGTGGATACTGAAAACCTGCCCAAGGCCAGCACGCACAAGAAGCGGTTCGAGGACGCGATGGTTGAAGTGTCGCGAGAGATGAAAAAGATGCAGACCGACGACGTACAGTTCGATCTGCACAACAACTGGAGCAACTGCTAATGGCCCTTGTGTACGACCCGAAGACCGGCCGGTACATCGATGACGGCGCGCGTGCGGCGGCTATGCAAGCGCAGCTCAGCCAACCTGTTGTGGGTCCTCGCGGCGTCGTCGCCCTTCGCGATCCGAACGCAGGTTTGCCTGCCGCTACGCAGACTCCGATTCCTGGAGTACCAGCGTACGCGCAGACCCAGCTTCCGCTCGATCCCGGTACCCCCGAGCAACAAGCTATGCAGGGCGCTATCCCCCAAGGGTTGGGCGGGGTGATCCAAACTGCGGTTGGCGGGGTGGCTGCTATCCCTGCGCTCGGTTTCGACGCTGCTCGACGCGGGCTGACCTCGCTGGCTGGCGGTGATCCGAATACCCTGCCCGGTGGACAGAGCCCTTTGTCTGACGCTGCTTTCAGTATGCTTAACCAAGGTTTGGACAATGTCACTGGCGCAGCAGGCGCTATCCAGAGCGGGCTCCAGTCAGGCTTGCGCGGTGCTCTCGGCGTTCAACCGGCACCAGCTCAGGCAGTAGCCGATGTTGCACCTGTTCAGCAGCCCGTGGCCGTTGCTCAATCTGTTGCCCCGACGCCTGTTCAGCAGCCCGTTGCTGTCGCTCAACCCGTACAGGTTGCTCCGGCGGCCGTAGCTCCGGTACCGACTGAAACTACACCGGTGAACGTGCAGGGCCTTCCCGACCGCACTGGTTTCACCGGAGGTGGCTTCGGCACCGACGCAGGCGGTAACCAGCTCAGTGCTTCGCAGTATCTGGCACAGAAGAAAGTCGAGGACCAGCAGTTCGTGGCGCAGCGTCAGAGTGCGTACGACGCCCTGGCTCTCCAGCAAGGCCGATCTCGCCTCGAGGACGCACGCGGCGACCCCGTCAAGTACCGTCAGGTTTTGGCCGAACAGCGCATGCTGGAAGGCGAGATCGCAGGCCAGTCCGCCCAGCGTAACGATATGGCTAAAGCCCGGGCCACCAACGCCGCTCAGCTCGGGTTGGCCGGGCTCAATAACACAGCGGCTGCTCAGCGGCAGCTATCTGCGAACGCCGCCGAGATCCAGAAGGCTACGCAGGTGGCAAACTTGACCGGTCAGTACGGACTGCAAGGGGCGCAGATCAAGGCTGCTGCAACCAACGCTAAAACAGCGGCTACGCTGGGCGGTCCTGCCGCGCTTCTGGCTCGAGCCCAAGTGCAGTCTTTGGCGGAGCGGCAGTCGGCGGCGCGGGCGCGATTTGAGCAAACCGGTGACTTGGCTGCTTACGTCGCTGACCTCAAGGACGGGCAGGAACCGGCGGCTCCGAAAAATCCTTTCGGCGTGGACGCCCTGACTGGGTTACCCTTCACCCAACAATCAGCTGGACTTGCGGAAGCTATCCGCCTACAACAGCTGCAAGAACAACTGCGGAAATCACAGACAAAGTAGGATAATCAGGCATGCCGGGCGAAGCTCTCTCGCAAGACGTTATCAATCGCGCGCTGGAGCTTCAGCGGATCGCTCAGGCAGCCAAGGCCGCTCAAGCACCCGCCGCGCTCCCGGTAGCACCCGCGGCTGTGCCGTCTCGCACCATGGGCGACGTCGCGGCAGACACCGGGCTCGGCTTGCTCCAAGGTGCCGTAGGCCTCGGTCAGTCCGTCTACGGCATCACCAACGCCGCGACCTTGGGCGGTCTGGACGCGCTAACTGGGTTCTCCGAGAACTTCCAGCAGACGAACCAGATCCTCAACGCTGCCAAGTCTCCCGCGCTGCAAGCCAAGCAACAGCAGGCGCAGGACGCCTTTACCAACGACGGTATTGCAGCCGGTCTGGGTACCTACCTCAGTAACCCGAGTCTGCTCGGCGATGCACTGGCGACCAACGCGCCTTCCCTTCTGCCTGCTGCTGGCTTCGCTCGCGCCGCGGGGGCGATAGGAGAAGCGAACGCTGTGGCTCGTGGCTTGACTGCGGCCGAGACTGCTGCGGCGTCATCGCACGCCGCGGAGCGCGCTGTTCTCGCTACAACTGCTCTCCAAACAGGAGGCAGCACCAACGTCGATGCGACGAACGCTATCCGTGACGCAGGTGGCAGCACCCTCGAGCAGGCAGCCGGTGGCGTCGGCGCGGGTATCCTCTCTGGTGTAGCCGCAGGCGCTATTGGCAAACTCACCGGCGCGGCCAAGTTCCAAGGTGGGGTGTTCAACGCACTGCCTGGCGGCGCTGGGTCAGCCGTACCTGGCACGGGGATCGTTCGCGGCGCTCTCGGCGGTGCGGCCAAAGAAGGTACCGAGGAATACTTCCAGAGCGGCACGCAACAACTATCGCAAAACGCAGTGACGCCGGACACGCCCCTGTTCGAGGGGGTCGCGCAGCAGTCGGCTGTAGGTGGGTTGATCGGCGGGCTGCTGGGTGGCGTGTTGGGCGGCGGCGCAGGTGCGGTGAACCCGCGTGATCTTCCGCCGGTTCGTAGTGCTACGCCGCTACGGGACATGATCGGCAGTATGCTCGGCCGCAGTAATCAGCAAGCGGGCGACCCGCTCAAGGCCAGCCCGTTGGCAGACCAAGGCGAGGCGTTGCTGCCGGTTGAGAACATCAACCTGGACGCGGTACCGACACCTGACGAGACGGTAAACCTCGCGGATACGCCGCTGCCTGGCCAGGCCGAGTCCGACACGATCCATCTGGACGCTGTACCGCTGCCAGAGGACAACATCAATCTGGCTGATACGCCGTTGCCAGAGGACAACATCGACCTCGACGCGGTGCCGCTGCCCCCAGATATCGGTACGTTGGGGAGCAATACAGATCTGTTCGGCGGGCCTTTGCCGGCCGCCGGCGCTGTTCCGGCCGAGCAAGTGGACGCTCCAGCGGCCGGAACAGCCGTGGCTGCTGATAACCAGGGGCGTCTGGACTTCGTTGAGCCCGGTACCGGGTGGAAGTCATTTCTGGCTCGAGACCTCGGCATCAAACCTCAAAGCTTGCGTGGCAAAGCATGGGACGACTTCACGCGACTGACCGAAGGGGTCAACCCAAGCGATCCTGGCGCGAGTCAGCTGCTGGCAACAATCGCCCCGCAGCTAGGCGATCCCGCCTCGGCTCCGCTGTTCGCGGCAAAGCTGGCCGAGAAGTACGCTCCGGTGCAGCAGACGGCTGACCCGCTGGCGCCTGTGGCTACGCCGTTGGTAGCTCCAGTCGCACCTGTCGCGACGCAGAGCGCCCCGACGCCGGCGAAGCTTGACGCGCAGATCGACGAAGCCGCTAAAGACCCAGCACCAAACCCCATTCGTGAAGTGGCTGTAGAGCAGGGTGTTATCACCCCTTCGGCTGCGATCGCCGACCCGGTGACTCGCCAAGCAGCCGTGCTCAACCAAGCGATGGGCGAAACGCGGCAACAGAACGGTTCGGTGCCGGGCTCCACCCCATTGGATCTGGTAGCCCAGCCCATCGGTATCGACGCGCACATCGTCAAGCACACCAAGCTGGACCCGAGCGCCACGATCAACGAGGCGACTGTCGATGCGTTCTCCGACCTGATGGCCGACGCCACTTCCACCGAAGCGTTGGACGAAACGTTCATGGCGATCAAGAACCACCCGAGCTGGAGGTTGCTCAATAGTGCACAACAAACGGACGTGGCAGAGGAATTCAACGTTCGCTACGCGCGTGTCGATGGCGGTGATCCGGGCAAGTTTCAGCGTGGCCCTGCCGTCGCTACGCCCATCGGAGTACAGGACTTCCAGAACCTTGTTGCCACTGCCAACACGAACGGCAACGCGAACACCGCGCAGGTTATCCCGCTGGAGAGCGTGGAGGACTTCCAGGCGCTGACAGGCCAGGCCGCACCGCAGGACGCCCGAGGCGTGTTCAGCGATGGCAAGGTGTACCTGATTCGCCAGAACATCGGCTCCCCCCGTGACCTGGCCATCACCCTGGCGCACGAACAGGGGCACAACGGCCTCGACAAGCTGCTGGGTGATCGTCTGGCGTCGGTGACCAATCGGTTGTGGACCAACGCCTCCCTGCGTCCGCAGATTAAGGCGAAGATGGATACCGGCCTGAGCCGATCCGTGGCTGCCGAGGAAGTGCTGGCCGACATGCTCGCAGGCGGGCAGAAGGTCAACGGCGACGTTCTCTCCAAGGCGCGCAACGCCATCGAAGCGGGTATGGCCAAGCTGATCGGTATCAGCGATCTGCGCATGGACAACAAGGAAGTTGACGCGCTGTTACGCGACGTTGCTCGAGTAAACCGCGGCGTGGCACCGGCCGCCATCGACAGGGCTGCGCCACACCTGCAAGGGCTGGTCAACATGCTGGCTGATCCGCAGCAGGGCATGGCTGGCGACGCTCGATTCTCCCGCGCGCTGGGTGACCTCGACCGCATTATCAGCGACGCCGAGAGCGACGGCCCCGGGGCCAAGCGCAGCATGAACGACATCGCCAAGGATGCCGGTACTGCGTCGCTGACCTACCTGAAGGATGTCGGTAACCAGTTCAAGACTGGCGGCGCCTTCGGTTCGTTGCTCAGTGCTGTGCCGTTGAACCAGATCGAGAGCCTATACCACAAAATCCTGCCGGGCCTGACGGCGTTCGTTAAGCTCAAAGATCAAAAAGAGGCCACCACCAACCGCCTGCTGACCCAGCCGGAAACGTTGCGCTACCGCGACGAGACCACGGACCACAAGATCTCGTCGGTGGACCTGACCAAAGAGTGGGAGAAGTTTAAGCGCACCGCCCCTGCCAAGGCCGAAGCGCTGGACAACCTCAACCAGTACGCGACGCTGTACCGCCTGCACCCCGAGGAATCGTTCGAGAAGCAGTCGAAGATCAACTACGACGAGACCAGCTTCACCGAAGCCGAGCGCAAGGAAGCTCACGAACAGGTGCGCAAGCTGTACCGCGCCGCTGGCGAGGAAGGTCAGGCGATCTTCAAGAAGGCGCAGGCGTCGTACAGCTACACCTGGAATCGCCGGTTTACTGAACTCCAGAAAATGCTGGCGCGGACCACAGGCCACGCTGTTGGCTCCCCGGAGTTTGCCCGCGCGTTCGGCAACAACATCAACAGCGCGCTGGGCAAGATCAAGAACGGCGCGTATTCGCCTCTGCAACGCTACGGCGACTATCTGGTCAGCGTACGCGGCGCGGATGGCAGTCTGCTGTCGTTCGAAGGCTTCGACACCAAAGCGCTGGCCGACGCTCGAGCAAAGCAACTGGCCGCTGACCCGCAGAACGCGGGCAACGCAGTGAACCAGACCCTGCGCACCAGCCACGACTGGCAGCGCGACGGCATCAACCCGCAGACGATTGCGCAGCTCGAGTCGGTAGCCGATGGCATCCTGCCGGGCGATGACCGGGCCAACCTGCGTAAAGAGGTTCGCGAGGCGCTGGTGGAAGCCTACCTGACCAACCTTCCGCAGCAAGCGTTCCTCACAAGCGCCAACAAGCGTAAGGGGATCGCCGGATTCACTACCGACACCCTGCGGGCGTACAGCGACTACAGCATGAAAGCGGCCCGCTCCATCGCGAGCCTCGAGTTCGACGACCAGATCGCCAGCAAGATGCAGGAGATGCAGGTCTCGGTGACCGATCAGGCGCGCACCGCCGGCGCCACAGACACCACCAAGGCGCAGCGGGTGCTCGAGGCGGTCAAGGCCCAGCATCAAGCCTCACAGGACTTCGGCCGCAGCCCCACGGCGGATCTGCTGACCCAAGGTGGCTTCGTGTTCTTCATGACGTCGCCGAGCCAGTTCTTCGTCAACAGCATGCAGACCGCCATGGTTACGCTGCCGCGGCTCGCCGGTACCTACGGCAGCGGTCAAGCCCTGCGCGGCATCAAGTCTGCGATGGGTGCGCTGGTCAAGTCCAAGGGCGACATGCTCGGTAAGGGCTCGAGCCTCGACCCGAACAGCAACGAGTACAAGATCATGGAGGAGATGCGTGTCCGTGGCGACCTGAACGCCACCTACGCACACGATGTGGCTGGACTGGCTCGAGGCGAAGCAGGGGCGATGTCAGGCCACTGGCGCACCGCCATGGAGATCACCGGCTACGCGATGCACAAGTCCGAGCAGATCAACCGTCAAATCGTCTCACTGGCAACGGCCCGGCTGGAGCTGGACAAGCGTGCGGCCGCCGGCAAGTCTGGCCCGCTGAACGAAGCCGAGCTGGCCTCTATCGCCGACACCACCAAGCGGGCGATCGACACCACGCAGTTCAACTACGCCCAGTATAACAAGCCGACTCTGATGCAGGGACCGTGGCGTAAAGCGATATTCCAGTTCCAACAGTACCGGCTGAACATGCTGGCCATGATCTCCAAGGATATCCGCGACGGGTTCATCGCCAAGGACGCCACCCCCGAGGAGAAGAAGACCGCGCGCCGCGCCCTGGCATGGCAGCTCGGTACCCAGCTGGCGTTGACTGGTGCTGCCGGTACCGTCCTGGCCCCGCTGGTGTTTGGCATCATGGACATGTTCCGCGACGACGACGATCTGCTGGACTCGCGTACCGAGTTCCTGCGCGCGTACCCACAGTGGTTGACCCACGGTCTGCTGTCTGGCGCTGTGGATCTGGAGCGGGTTGGCTCAGACGGTTTGATCCCGATTTTGGGCGACCGTAAGTACGCTCCGACCAACGGCAAACCGGCGGATACGTTCAACTATTACGTCATGCAGAACATCGGTCCATGGGCCGGCCTGCTGGGCGGGGCGTACAGCGGCGCCACCAAGTTCATGGAAGGCGACATGGTTGGCGCCACGAAAGGGCTGCTGCCGGCGCCGATTCGCGACTTCTACAAGTCCACGTACGAGGCGGCGTCTGGCGCCAAGGATTCGCGTCAGATCGTCTACTACGAGCCAGGCGTTTGGGACACCGTGCTCGGCGCAGCGGGCCTGCGCAGCGGGGAGCGCAAGGAAGCCGAGGAACTTCGAGGGGCCGGCTACCAAGCCAACGCGACGGCGCAAACCCTGCGTCAGCGCTACCTCGGCCAGCTGGCTGTGGGCCATGCGCTGGGCGATCAGGATCTGGCTGACAAGTCGCGGGAAGCGATTCAAGAGTTCAACACGCGGTACCCGGATCTGGCGATCAGAGGCTCTGATATCAAACGGGCAGTGGTCAACCGTATCCGTTCGCAGAGCAACGCTGACCAGTTCGGAGTGGCGAGTGGCCGTGCGCCATCGCAATCTATACTCGAAGCGATTGGTAAGTGATAGCATCGCACCATACCCAACCGGAGTTGTCACACCATGGAGCATTTCTTGCGCGAAGCGCTGGACTGGATCAAGCTGGGCATGCTCGCCATGTTCGGCGGCGCTGCCAGTTACGTGTACATCATGGTTGTGAAGAACCGCCGGTTCCACTGGATGACCTTCACAGCTAACCTTTTCATAGCGTTTTTTGTGGGCAAGGCGATGGGCGGATTTATCCCGACAGACACAGTCAACGCCACAGGGTGGGTGATGATGTTGGGATTTTGCGCATATCCTGTACTGGGTGTGGCCGAAGCTAAGGTCTTGAAGTACCTGGATAATCGCATTGCCCCCGGGAGCGATACTCCATGAGCGTAATAATCGGCTTCACCATCTTCCTCTACATCGTTGTTGCCTACCGCGGTTACCAGTTCTTTGTGCGCCCGGGCGGGTGCCCAGACCGAGACAAGTCGACCGTGGCGTCCCTTGTGGCCTTGAGCCTGATGGCCATCGTTGCGCACGTCATGGTGTGGGGCGCGTCGCCATGGGAGATTCACGGCGGCATCTACGGTAACTCGCTTCTGATGGCGTTCAGCTTTTCCAACGCGATGTTCTACGCTGCCCACATCGAAGCCCTGACGGAGCGAAAAGAATGCCCGACATCCCAGTTAAATTCCTGATCGCTCTGGCAGTCGCCGCCGGTCTGGCATGGAGTGGCTGGGAAGTCCGCAGCGTCGTAGCTGATCGTGATGCGGCGAAGGTGCAGCTCGAGCTGGACGCCGCCAACCTCGCCACGGCCGACGCGCAGGAAGCGCTTCGCCGTAAGCGCAACAGCATCACCGAGGCGTCTTCCGCCAAGCAGGACGTTGTGCAGGGCAAACAACAGGTCATCACCCAGACCGTTACCAAAGAGGTTATTAAGTATGTGCAGAATCCTGCTCATGGCAAGTGTGCTATGCCTGATGATTGGGTGTGCACCTACAACAAAAGCCTCGGCTTGCCCTGCACCGGCGGACTTCCCGCAGCCGGATCCACGCCTGCTGACGCCAGTCCAGCCGTACCAAGCGGCAACGTCGGGTCTCGATACAGCCTTGTTGCCCATAGCATCGATGAATAACGATATCGCGCGTCGCTGCGCGGTGGACTTCACAAACCTGCAATCGTGGGTCAAGGACCAGATAAATGAAAATCAACGCGACCCAGTTCAAGACGCTGTTCCCAAAAGCCGACCCTAAGCTGCTCGAACCTCTCAACTTCACCATGAACCGCTACGACGTGAGTTCGGTTACCCGTGCCCGAGCGTTCCTGGCGCAGGTGGGCGTCGAGTCCCAGGGCCTGACCCGGTTCGTGGAAAGCCTCTACTACACTGACGCCGAGCGGGCCGCAAAGTTGTTCCGCACCGCCTTCGACACCAACAACGACAAGGTTATCAGCGCGTCCGAGATCGAGTTCGCCAAGGGCTACCTGCGCAGCAGCGAGAAGATGGCCAACCGAGCCTACGCTAATCGCATGGGGAATGGTTCCGAGGCATCCGGCGACGGGTTCAAATACCGCGGGCGCGGGCTGATCATGGTTACCGGCAAGAACAACTACCGCGCCGCGGGTATCCGCATGGCGCTGGACCTGCTGACTAAACCGGAACTCCTTGAGGCTCCCGACGGCGCTTGTTTCTCGGCGGGTGATTTCTGGAGCTTCAATGGGTGCAACAGCCTGGCGGACAGCGGCGACTTCGATCGGATCACCAAGGTCATCAACGTCGGCATGGCCGCAGCCCAGGAACGCCGCGACCTGTGGGTCAAGGCGCAGGTCGTGATTCAGTGAGCGAGTTCCAGACCCGGGATAAGTGGGTCGGTATCGACAACCGCGCCAACTCGAAGTCAGTACCCGCTGGCTTCCTGCGCGACGCGGTCAATGTAGACCCACTTGGCGGCGGGGTGCTGGGGCTGCGTACTGGCTACACCCAGCGAACCCAAGCAGAGAGCGCCCGCGGCGCGCTGGCGATCAAAGACCAGATCCTGTACGCCGATGGTACCGACCTTGTCGCCTTCGACGTCCGCACCGACAGCTCGCAGGTGCTGGCTCAAGTGGCCGGCGCTGGGCGACTGGTCGGTACCGTGTGGAACGAGGAGTTGTTCTTCTGCACCGAGAACGAGACCCTGCGCTACGACGGCAACACACTGCGCCCGTGGGGCGTACCAACCGTTTTTCAGCAGCCGGTACCGCAGGTTACCGCTGGCGGGTTGGCTGCCGGCATGTATCTGTTCGCCTGCACCTTCACTGACGCCTCCGGCGATCAGGGCGCGACGGTCAATCCGATCCTGATGAACATCCCCGCGAACGGTGGTGTTGTGGTCAGTATGCCCACGGCGCCTGCTGGAGGTACTAGCCGTCTGTGGGCTGGCCCTCGCGACAGCGGAACGCTTTACTTGCAGGCGGAGGGACCGGGTGACGTTCTGATCAGTACGGTCACGGACAGCAGCGAGCAGCTGGTGCTGATCAACCATATTGCCCCACCGATCGCCGACCACCTTGAGGCGTTCAACGGTCTTATCCTCGCCGCCTCCGATAAGACGCTGTGGTTCACCTTGCCGTTCCGTCCACACCTACTGACGTTGGCGGCCGCGTTCTTCCAGTACCCCGCGAAGATCGATGTGCTCATCTCCGTCGACGGCGCCACAGGTTCCGGCGGCGTGTACGTCTGCGCTGACCAGACGTACTGGGTCACTGACGTTGAGACCGACGCACCCAAACAGAAAACTCTGTTGCCCTATGGCGCTGTCGCCGGTACCGCCGCCCGTTTGCCTGACAACCGCGTGTGCTGGATGACCCGCTACGGCTTGGCAGTGGGCGACGAATCAGGCAAGATCCAGCTTATCAGCGCGAACAATTTCGTGCCTGACCCCGCGGAACAGGGGGCGTCTGGTATGCTTGAGCACAACGGTAACCAGCTGGTGGTCACGACCATGCGCTCGACGGGCGATAACCCGCTCGCCGCCAGCGACTTCTACGACCTGGAGATAGTGCCAACATGAGCCGCCCCGACGCCATCCACGAGACGCTGATCAAACGCGGTTTCGTCTACACCCTCGACATCTACACCCCGGATGGCGAACTGGTAACACACGACACCTGGACCGAAGCGCAAAATCGTATCCCGCAGTCGGGCATCGACTACTTCGCCAATGTCGCGCTGTTGGGCCAGCTGGCGCCGATCAGCAGCTGGTTCGTCGGCATGTACGAGAACAACTACGTGCCGGACAGCAACACCAGCGCAGCCGACCTGCCGGGTAACGCCGGCGAGACCGTGGCGTATAGCCAAGCGAGTCGCCCCGAGTGGCAGAAGAACTACGATGGTGTCGGGGTGATCAGCAACCTGGCAGCCCGCGCCGAGTTCTCGTTCACTCAGTCGAAAGTCTTGTACGGCGGGTTCCTGGTCAGCAACTCGGCCAAGGGCGGCAACAGCGGGACCCTTCTGTCCATCGCTCGTTTCCCAAGCCCTCGTCAGATCGACGCTGGTTACACCGGCCAGCTGGGCGTGGCTATCACGCTCGTGTCGACGAACTGAGGCTGACCCATGGCCATGAGCCCCTATCTTCAAGTGCAAGTGCTGGGCCTGTTCAGCGGCCTGTTCGTGGCCCTGCATTCTGGCCCGCCCGGCGCTGACGGTACCGCCAACGAGCTGACCGACGCGAACTATGTGCGTCGCGCCGTGACGTTCGGCAGTCCGTCCGACAGCGACGCTGACGGCGTCTATCAGATCAGCAACACCGCGCAGATCTCTTACCCCGGGCTGGCCGGTGCCGCGACCGTGGCCTACTTCAGCCTGTGGAGCGCGCTCACGGGTGGTAACTGCCTGCTGACCGTTCCACTCAATCCATCTCGCGCCGTGGCAGCAGCCGGCGTCGTGCAGTTCGCTATCGGTGAACTGATTGTCAAAGGAGTTACCTCGTAATGACCCAGCTCAGCACCGGCTTGCGCAACGCTATTCTGACCGCTTCGCCGTTCAAGACGGCGCTGGCGAACTGCATCATCAACTTCTACAGCGGCACCATGCCAGCTTCCGCCGACGCAGCCAAGCCACAGGATGCGCTGCTGCTGTGCACGATCAGCGACGGTGGCACCGGCGGCGGTCTGAACTGGGAAGCGACTGCGGCTGGAGGCCAGTTGGCTAAGTCCAGCTCCCAGACGTGGCGCGGCAACAACGTGACCACTGGTACCGCGACATGGTGGTCTATGCAGTTGCCCAACGACGACGGCTCCGCTTCTACGACCGCTGTTCGTATGCAGGGCACTCTGGCTGCCATCGGCGCCGACATCAACCTTTCCAGCGTGGACTTGGTATCCGGGGCTGTCCAGACCTTGGATTACTTCGTGGTCGCCCTGCCTGCGTCGGTATAACCCCGGGGCGGCGACATGGCCAACAGGCTCACAAAGACCTCTAAAGCAGTGTTCACCCCGGGCGTTACTTTCGTCCCGGGCGTGCCTGCTCGCTGCTACACGTCGACCTACAACACCGATATTTACACGGAGTTGGGCAAGGTCTACAACCCGACGTACAAGAACGGCAAACTGGTTCTTACCGCCGCGCAAACCGCGCAGGTAAAAAACGCCAACTTCATTCAGGCCTTCACTTCGGTGGGTGGCCAGAGCGATGGCGTGCTGACCGGCGATGGTTCGTTCTACACCGCGGACTACGTGATCTTCTACGCGGTTCGTTCGATCCCCACCCAGCAGACCGTATGTACGCCGGCGGTTGCTCAAGTCCCCGGAAAAGCTTCTGCCTACGTCGTCGACACCCAGCGTGGGTGGACGTCGGGTGCGCGCAGCGCGGTCTTGCTGCCCGGTGATATGGTTGCCGAGTTCACGCTGCCGGGCACCCCGACAGGCATCGTCTGCGGACTGGCCAGTGGCGCTAAGGCAACTGACATCGGCGCGGTCGAGCACGGCGTCTACGCTTCGGTCGGCCAGTACCAGATCATCGAGTCCGGCGTTGTCGTGGCAGCATCGCCAGTACCGCCAGATGGATCGCCACGCGTACGGATCTCCCGCAATGGTTCGAAGGTCACCTATGAGATCGGCGACTGGAGCTACCAGAGCGACAAACCGTCCAACGGTGCCAAGCGCTTGCAGGCCTGCCTGTACGTGGCGGGGGACTACGTAGATTCTCCAACGTTGGCTAAGGTCGTATCGCTGTCCGGCGACGGATATGCGGGCGCACGCGGTACGGCGTCGACGAACACCTTCGAGGTTTACTCGCTGCGCGGTGTAGCTAGAGCCGGTGTGGTAGGCCAGGACCGCGGGTACGCAAGCGGTAAAGTCCAGCTGCGTCTGAACGTGTTGGGCGCGAACCGGGCCTACAGCCAGGGCAAAGCTGTTTTACCTCCGGCGCAAGTGATGGGGTACGGTGGGTTCCCTACGGTCAACATCGGCGGTGGTCAGGTCACCCTGCCGTTCTACACCCAAGGCGACAGCAAGACCGGCGGCATCGGTGGCGGCAACGTGTCGGTACCGCTCCGCCTGCGCGGATCTCAGGGCGCGTATGGCGAGGGTCGCGTACGCATCGCGCCGCTGCTGGTAAACGCCATCGGCGTGCCTCCGAGTCTGACTACAGACACCGCCACAGGGTTGGCGATCGTCGACGGCTATTTCTTCCAGCCGACAGTATTCTTTGTCCTCAACGAAACGATGGGTATCGGCTCGAGTATTCAGCTGGTGTTCGTCTTCCAGGAGGACCTGGCCGAGTTCCTGGCGCTGGGTGATACCGCCGACGCGACGTTCATCATCGACATGCTGATCAAAAGCGGGTTGGGGATCGGCGACGATCTGAGCCAGGTCAACCGCGATCTGGTGCAGTACGTCACCAACGCGGCCACCGGCGGCGTCACTCGATATGACAACTTCGGGTTCCGGTCCTTTGTTCAGGTAGGCCAGCGCTCGTTCGGGCTGCGCGCTGACGGGCTGTATGAGCTGACCGGGGAGTCGGACAACGGCGAACTGATCAACGCTATTGTGGATTTCGTGGCTGAAGACTTCGGTACCGCCATGAAAAAGCGGGTCGACAACCTGTACGTAGGCCTCGCCACAGACGGACAGATCTTTGTCCGTATGCGCGACGATGACGGCCGGGAAGTCACCTACCGCGCTGCGCAGTATAAGAGCACCTACAAAGTGAAGACTGGCAAAGGGCTGGCTTCGCGTTTCTGGAATATGCGTCTGGAGATCGTCGGGGCTACATACGGCGAGATCGACAACGTAGAATGGTACGTTGGCGCAACTGGGCGTCGGCTCGGGAGATAGGCAATGTCCTCAGAATATGACAGCACGACGTCCGCGCTGCTGGCGCAGGCCACCCGTGCGGTGTCCCTTGCTTCGGGCAGCGCCGGGCGAATCAACCTGGCCACCAAACCGACGTTGAAAGAAACGGCGTTCAACTACACGCCGCCAAAGATCGCTCTCGGCGCGCCGCCGAAGTTCTCTGACCTGTTCGATGGGTCCGATCACTCCGGTGCGAACTACAGCGTATTGAACGATCAGGTCGATGCGTGGGTGGCGAAGTATTTCCCGGCCATCAACGGCTCTTTCAGAAACCTGACCGAAGACTATACCGCCAACATCATCAGTGGCGTGAAGCCCTACGGCAGCGACACCACGGTGTTCGAGCGCGTGTGGTCACGGATGCGCGACCGTACGTACCGGACCGCCCAGACCGAGATACGCAGCGTCGAGGCGCGGTTCTCGAACCAAGGGTTCAGCCTTCCGCCCGGAGCAATGGTCGCGGCGCAGGCCGAGATCGATCGTCGTGCCACACAGGCGATCCTCGAGGTGAACGTCGAGCAGGCGGTGAAAGAGGCTGACATCGCGAAAGAGCTGCTGATGCAGGCGGTGCAGATCGCTGCTCAGCTGAAACTGGGGATCCTCAACACGTCGGCCGAGTTCTTCCGCGCCTACTATGGGCTGAAGCAGCTGGACGTAGACTCGGCGCGTATCCGCGCGCAGGCCTACCAGTCGTTCTACGCTGCGCTGGGCACCTACTACGATGTGGAAGTGGCGCAGGCCCGCCTGCAACTCCAGGCCAAGGAGACCGGCGCGCAGATCGACAACTCGATCGACCGCAACCGGGTGTCGATCTACGGCTCCAACGGTGTCGCCAACGCCCACGCTCAGGCTTCCCGCGGGTTCTCCGACATCGCTGCGCAGAGCGCCGCCGCTGCGGGCACTCTGGTTGCACAGATCGAGTCAGTATAAGTTACCGTAGCGACGGACCCTGCGCAGGGTCCGTTCGCGGCGAGCTGCCCACGCCTTGGTTTCGTCCAGACTCACCACCGTCACGATGGTACCGTCTTCGCTTACCACCAGAATCATCCTTCCCTCGGTGACCATGTAGCGAATGATCTGCGGCCCACGCATGCCTTTGACCCCACTGTAGTTCGGGTCGTTGAGGACACGCAGCAAGCGCTTGCTGACAGGTTTAGCCGTCAGCAAGTCCTTGGCCATGTCCACGTCTGGCGCCCGCTGGCGCCACCGTTGCTTCGCGTGGAGGCTTACCCTCACGGGACCGCCCGAAGATGCGCTGGCGCCTGTTGCGCCTGGACCACCGCCAGATCACCGACACCCAACAGCGATGGGTGCGCCATGTCGATAACCCAGCACACCGTCTGGATGCCGCCGTACTTGGTCCCCCTGCCCAAGGTCATGCGGTAGTTCTTGTTGAGCAGGATCTTCTCGGCGATCATCTCGCGTGTCAACGCGCTGACGTCAACGCCACGAAGCGCTGCGAACTTGCGGAAGTCCGCCCGATCCAGATACATCCGTGAGTTATGCTTCTCGATTCTGATGTGCATGCCGCGACCGCTGGCAGGCTCGTGCAGCATGGTGGCGTTGGTTGTGGCGGTGGCGTCCGAGTTCAAGATCAGGGTGGCACCCAAGCTGTTGTTGAGGTAGTCGGCCAGGATCGACTCGGCTTCTCGGGTGTTCTCGGTAACGGTACCGCGCATCTCAAGGATCACGTTGCATGCGAACTTCAACAGGCGTTGGATGTTGACGTTGGTAAGGCCGCAGGCGTTGGCCAGCTCGAAGCCGGTCAGCACACACGCCACGCCAGCCGACCAGAAGCGCTCGCCGCTGCTGACGTTGGCTTGGGCGTCGACGATCTGCACCCACTCGGCCACTCGGTGGCGCGCCCACGATTCGCTGGCAACCAGCTGTTGGGCGTAGACTTCGCCGGCCATCCCGTAGTGCTGGCTGATCAGCGAGTTCGGCCCCCAGTATTTGTCGGCCTCGGCTTTGGTCAATGTGTTGCTCGGCACCACGTACTCGAAGATCCGCGCGGACTCTGCCGACGAGTCGCCCTTGAGCTGACCCAGTCGGTCGTTCAGCGACTTGTTGCCGGTCATCAGCATCATGAGCTGCCAGTTGCCGAAGTTCTCCGCGGCCTGGGCGTTCTGTTGGAGTCGCTGGCGACCCTGCCCCTTGGATACCGAGTAGGCCATGTCGGACACCGTCTCGTTGTCGAGGTTGGTGTGCTCGTCGTAGGTGACCGGCAGGTTCTTCAGAATGCCAAGCTTCTGATAGAAGGCTTTCTGGGTGTCGTGCTTGGCGTCCGCCCAGCCCATGGTCGGGTGACCCCAGATACTGTTGGCCATCATGGCAGCGGAGGACTTGCCCGCGCCGCGCTCGCCGACCAGCGATACCAGCATGCCGTTGAAGTTGGTGAACTTGAACAGCGGGCTGGCGAAGCCCACGCCGAAGCCGAACTGGTGAGCCTCGAGCCCCGGCCGGTCGTAGACGGCGGCGATCTGTTTCCAGACTTCGATATCGCCCTTGGCCTCGACCCATGACAGCGAGTTCGAGACGTTCTTGCTCGGCGCCACTTTCTGCACGCCGGCGGCGGTGATAACCCGGTCCGGCAGAACGAACTTGAGCTGGTCCTTGTGCCAGCCAAGCTGCGCGTAGATCACATTCGCCTGGGCCGCCTTCTGGAGGTCCCGCATATATCCGATCATGTATTGCACCAATTCACCTATGTGGGCGACGTCCACCAGCACGCCGAAAGAGCCCAGAGACTTGGACCAGTTCTTCGTATCGTAGAGCATCGACAGCGGGAGTTCGAATTCTTCCCAGCCCTCGTGTGGCAACCAGCGATTGATCACCGCCACGTACTCGTTCAGGCGCTCGTCCTTGATCAGCTTGGACGGGTAGATGTCGTGCTCGTAGATCACGATGTCTTCCGTGCTGCCGGTCTTCATGTCGCCAATGGTCATGGCGATACGATTGGTGCCGGTCAGCGGGTTCGTCACGCGCTTGTAGGGCTTCGGCGGCGGCGGCAGCGATATCTGCACCGTACCGGCAGCCGTGCTCAGCGAGATCATTGGCGGCGCTGCCTGCTTCAGTTCCTTGACGTTCTGAAGGGGCGTCGTGATCTTCCCGCGGAACGGACACTGATTGCACCCGCCCGGGCGGCTCGACTCGAACTTGGCGCAGGTCGTTGGCCCGTAATTACCATCTGTATGCTGCTGGATCTTCGCGTCGGTGGTAGCGGGGTCGTACGTGGGCGACTGCTTCGACATGAAGTGAATGGCGCGTATCCCATCCTTGGCGTGACGTAGGCAGCCGATCATCGCGTACCACTGCGGCTCAGACACCAGACCCTGGTTGCTGGCCTGCCACGCAAGCTGCAAGCACGCCTGGACGACGAGACGGGGGTCAGGCTGGTCGTAGGCAGCTCCGTGCGCAGCAGCCTCGTTCAGAGCCGAGACGTCGATGGTGACGACTGGAGCCACACCGGCGATGTGCGGAGGCGGCGCGCCGAGTATCGTCATGGCTGACGGGCCACGGACCGGAGTGGGTTGGAGTTGTGCGCGGGCGGCCAGGGCCTCGATGTGCTTCAGGAACTGGTCGGTGTCGGTAGCGCCTGCCGGGACGACAACCTCCACCGGGCGTGGGGTACCAGTCTTCATGTTGAAGGTGCCGACCGGCCGCAAGATACTGGCTTGGTCGGCAGTCCGGGTAGGGTCAGCTTTCAACCCCCAAGCGGTTGTCAGTTGCTTGAACAGGTCAGCATAGTGCTCCCACTTCTCTGCCTGTATCTCACATGTGAGGGGCCAGTACGCGTGGTACCCGCCGCCGGAACTGATCACCAGCGGGCGGGGCAGGTTCATCTGGGCGCAGAACGAACGCAGCGATGCCATGGCCTCCTCGCGGGTAGCGTAAACGTTATCCCCGGTGGCTGCTTTCGCTGCGTTGACGTCCAGATCCACCCAGAAGGACCTGATGAACGCGGTGTTGTTGTGGCCGGTCTTATGGCGACCACGTACCTTTTTACCCGCAGCTTCGCGAGCCGTCTTGTTGAGTGTTGTCAGATCTTCCTTAACGCTACCCAGCGCGAAGAACACGTCGTTGCCCTGAGCGGCCAGACCGCCTGCGCGGGCTGCTGCTGCTTCGATGGTGGCGTCTGCGAAGTGCTTGAAGTAGGGAACCTGTTTGTTGGTACTCCGGTCTGTATAAGTGGCTGGAATGATTGTCAGGTACGCCCCTGTCTGGGGCCATACTGTCGCGAGGAAGTCTAGGGTATTCACGGCGCCTCCTTGGTTGGCGGGGTCAGTCTATCAGACGATCCGTCCGGCGAGCGCGCCTTGCAGCAGTTCGACTTTTTTGGCCACGCTGTAGCCATCCATCGCCGCGTAAATGCCACGGGCTTCGTCGATCTCGTTGAGCTTTTCGATCTTCCCACGCACCGGTTCAGCCAAGTGGCGATAAATGTAGGTGTTCTCGCCCGTCGGCACGTGCAGGCCGCGCGCCCGTTTCAGCCAGCGGGACACGGTCGGGACGCTGACGCCGAACATCTCTGAGAGCTTGTGGGCGGACAGCCCGTTGGTTGTTGCGAAGGCTAGGAACAGGGCCAGGAATGCCGCGAGTTCTTCTTTGTTCAACATGATTGGTTACCTCGAAACCGGTAGAGCCCGCCCCAGATCTGGGGCGGGCAGCGTTACTTACTGCGCAGGTTGATCGTCCCAGCCCTGGAAGGCTGGCATACCGCCCTGTTGCGGCTGCACGACACCGGGTTGATTCGGCGCGCCCTGCTGTGGCTGCGCGCCGCCGTTGGCCCATGGGTTACCAGCGTCGAAGGCTGGCGCTGCTTGCTGTGGTGCAGCTTGCTGCTGTGGTGCTGCGTCACCCCAGCCGGCAGCTTGTTGAGGTGCCTGCTGAACTGGTGCTTGTTGTGCCGGCGCTGCGTCACCCCACCCTGCGGCGGCCTGCTGCGGTGCGGCCTGAGTCTGCGGTTGACCGCCCCAGCCATCGGCCGCGGGTTGCGGAGCTTGCTGCTGAACAGGCGCCTGTTGCTGCACCGGTGCTTGCTGCGGAGCCTGGCCGCCAGCTTGCGCTGTGTACGCTTCATCCTCGGCGATCTCCGCGGCGGTGCGACGCTTCTTGCCCGCAGGCGCTTTGCCGTGTTCACGGCCGCCAGCCATCAGCACTGCGCCATTGCCAGCCTGTTGCGGTGCCTGTTGCTGCGGTGCGGCCTGTTGCTGCGGTGCGGCCTGTTGCTGCGGTGCGGCCTGTTGCTGTTGTACCGGAGCCTGTTGCTGCGGAGCGGCGTCACCCCAACCGCTGGCGGCCGGTTGTTGCACCGAAGCCTGCTGAACTGGTGCTTGCTGCTGTGGTGCTGCATCACCCCAACCGCCTGCGGCTTGCTGTACAGGCGCTTGTTGCACTGGCGCTTGTTGCACTGGCGCTTGTTGCACTGGAGCAGTCTCACCCCAGCCAGACGGCGCAGTGCTCTGTGGCTGCTCGAACACCTGCGCATTCTGCTGCGGTTGCGCCTGAGCAGGAGAACCCCAGCCAGAGTTTGCGCCCGGAGCGGTCTGTTGACCGGCTGGCTCAGCACCCCAACCGCCGGCAGCTTGTTGCGGAGCTTGCTGCTGCGGAGCTTGCTGCTGCGGAGCTTGCTGCTGTACGGGCGCTTGTTGCTGTACCGGTGGGTTCTGAGGCTGCGCGAACTGCTGCTGTTGCACCGGCTGCTGTTGAGGCTGGGCCTGTGGCGCGGCCAGTTGCGGAGTACGCACGGTTTGAACGTCGGCCAAGCCAGCGATACGCTTGGTCTCGTCCTCGTTGTAGCGCTTGGCGACCAGCTCGTACTCTTGCGCGTCCAGGTAGCGGACCGGCTTGAACAGCAGTTTTGGGAAGTTCGCCTGCGGGTCGAACGAGACG